GGACACCGATCCTTTCGCGGGCAAGCAACTGTTCTGCACCATGAAGGCCGCGACGCCGATCCTGAAGCTTCCGCGCAAGTCCGGCGGGATCAAATCCCCCAGCCTGACGGAGTGCGTCAAGCATCTGCTAGGCCGAGATCACGTCACAGCGCATACCGCGATCGGCGACGTCTTGGAGACCAAGAACATCTTCTTCAAGCTTCAGGAAATCGTGCGTAAATGATTGACTTCAGGGCAGGGTTCGACGCGTACGTCGCGGCGACCGAGAAGAAGTGGAAACACGACCGCTCGAAATCTGTCGGGGCGTCCGAAGCCTTCGGCTGTATGCGCGCAGTGTGGTTCAAAAAGAACGGCACCGAACCCGATCCGGATTACGAGCAGTCGTGGGGCGCGTTGCGACGCGGCGATTTGATTGAAAACCATTTCGTCGAGCCCGCCGTCCGCTGGTATCTGGAAAACCACTTCCCGAACACCCGTCTCGTCTATGGCGGCCAGCGTCAGAAGACGCTGATCGACACGAAGAACAACCTGTCCGCGACACCGGACGGTCTGGTGATCGGCGCCGACGACGACGCACTGGCGGAGTACGGGGTCCCGTCGCTCGGCGGGACCGGCTGCTTCAACCTCGAAATCAAGTCGATCGACCCTCGGGTGAACCTCAAAGAGGAAAAGGCCGTCCACCGAGGCCAGACGATCGTCCAGATGGGACTCACCCGCGAGAAGACGTCGTACAAACCGAATTACGCGGTGATCATCTACATTGACGCGTCATTCTTCGACGACATCGATGTGTTCGTGATCCCGTTCGATCAGAAGACCTACGACATCGCGAAGCAACGCGCGCGTGAGGTCTTCACGATCACCAATCCCGCCGAGATCATGGCGGAGGGGAAATACGAAAACGGATGCGGTTACTGTCAGTTCAAGCGCGCCTGTGCTCGCGTGAGCGGTAACGCGATCCCCGAGGAAGGCGAGATGAACGCGGATACCGCTCCCTCGCCCCTCATGCAGGAATTCCAGTCTCTCGTTCTCGACGAGCGTACGGCGTCGCAAGAATCGAAATACTGGGAGGCGAAGCACAAGCTGGCTTCGGAGAAGCTGAAGCAGTGGTTCGTCGATACTGGCGTGCGGCGAGCGGAGGTTCCGGGCGTCGTGAAGGCCAGTATTTCTTGGGTGAAAGGCCGAACGTCCTACGACTACAAAGCCATGTTGGCGGACGGTCTCGATCTGACACCCTACACCCGTGAATCGGAGGGGCATTCGCGCCTTTTCATCACGGAAAAAGGTCCGAAGAAAGCAGAAGCAGAAGAAGAATAAGACGCTAGACAGTAGAGAAGAGAAGAGTTAGGGTAAGTCCCTAGAGAAGACTAAGCATAAGCGAAGTAAACCCCGGCGGTCTCAGGACCGCCGGGTCCCCTCCAGAGAAGAAAAGACTTAGAAGTACATGGGTTCCGAAGTCGCTACCCGCGCAAACACGTTCGTTTCGAACAACGACGACTACTACGCCCAACTCGCTCAAGAGGCCGCTGGCCTCAAGATGGGCGGGGACGGCAAGGCTTTCATGAAGTTCGACGGCAATTCCGGCGACTACTCCTACGGGCAGAACGACGACCCGCTGAACATCGGCGATCTGCTCGCGGCGAATCCCCGCTCGTTCAAGCGCGGCTGGATTTGCTGGAAAGACGGCGAGATGATGGAAGAGATCATGCTCTCCATCGAGGAAGGTCAGCCTCCGGCGAAGCACACGCTGAAGGACTACGGTCCCTACGAGGAAGAGAACGACGGCTGGTCCGAACAGTTCTCAATCGAGTTCCGGATGCTCGACGAACCGCACGCCGAGATGGTGTTCAAGGCGAACAACGCCTCGAAGCGCCGCGCGCTCGCCGGTCTGATGAAAGACTGGTCGAAGACCTACAAGTCCCACCCGGGTGAACTCCCGGTGATCGAGATCGACGAAACCGAGTTCGAGTTCAAGAAGGGCAAGCGCACCTTCACCAAGCACGCTCCGGTGTTCAAGATCGTCGAATGGCGCGCGGAAGACGATCTCGTCGCGCTGACGGAGGGCTCGCCCGCCGACTACGCCGCCGGTCCGGCAGAGGAAGAGGACGAGCGTCCCGCCCGTTCGTCGCGTCGCGACGACCGGGTAGACGTCCGTGACGACCGTCGCGCATCGTCCAGCCGCCGCGCCTCCTCGCGTGACGAGGAACCGGAGGAAGAGGAAGAGCGCGAAGAGCGTCGCGCCTCGCCGCGCCCGGCAGGACGCGGCGAAGAGCGTGACCGCTCGACGCCGCGCCGGGGTCGCTACTGAGCGACTCTCCGAGCCCCGCCGACCTCGACCGGCGGGGCTCCCCCTCCTCCCCACAGAGCCCCTAAGGGCCGCGCAGCTATACGGTCATGACCACCCTGACGCAACAGCAAGGGCGGGCCGTGAGTGAACTCACGGCTCGGATCAAGGAAGGCCAGCCGGTGACCCGGTTGGAGGGCTTCGCCGGGACCGGCAAGTCCACCATCCTCCCGCACATCATCGAAGACCTCGGGTTCGACCCGCAATCGATCGCCTTCATGGCGCCGACCGGTAAGGCGGCGAAGGTCATGCGGTCGAAATTACGCGCGCAGAAGTACCCGAACTCCGACGCCTCGACGATCCATTCGGCAATCTACCGCGCGAAGCCCGTGCCGGTGGGGTCGCTGGAGGCCGACCTCGACAAGCACCAACAGGAGCTTGTCGAGTACCAGAAGGCGCATTCGGGCGCCGACCGCGATCCGAAGCACATGGATCAACTCCGCCGGGCGATCTCGCGGTTGGAGATGGAACTCGACGCGCTCTACCGCGACGACAAGCACATCTTCCAACTGAACGTCGATTCTCCGATCCGCGAGAAAAGACTGCTCGTGGTGGACGAAGCCTCGATGGTCGGCGAGCAGATGGCGGCCGACCTCCAGCACTTCGGCGTGCAAATCCTCTCGATGGGCGACCCCGGTCAGCTTCAGCCGATCGAGGATAAGCCCGGCCTGTGCATCGGACGCCCTGACTTCAGACTGACGGAAATCCACCGTCAGGCGGCGGACAACCCGATCCTGCACCTCGCGACGCTCGCACGGAACGACGACCCGCTGCCGGTCGGCGACTACGGGAACGGCGTGCGGGTGATGCGGCGGCGGGATTACGCTCCGGACCACGACCGCGACGCGATGCCGAAAATCCTCGTCGGGATGAACAAGACCCGGTGGCGGATCACGCAAATGCTGCGCGAGGAGTTCGGGCTGCTCGACCGGGGCGATCCCGACACCTTCGGTCCGCAGAACGGCGAGCCGCTGATCGTCTGCAAGAACAACCGCGAGTACCCATCGCTGGTGAACGGTTCCGAAGCGACATCGCTGACGGACGCGATACTCCAGAAGGGCGACGCGACCTTCGACTTCACGTTCATCGACGAAGACGGGGTCGAATACCGCGACAAGCGGGTGTTCCAAGGACTCTTCGAAGAGCACTTCACGAAGAAGCCGGGCGTGTTCAGCGCGGACTCCCGCATGGCGTTCCGCGCGCGCAAGTCTTCGATCATCCTCGACTGGGGCTGGGCGATTACGGTCCATAAAAGTCAGGGATCGCAATGGGACGACGTCGTAGTGGTGGATGAATCCGGCGTGTTCCGGGACCAAGCGAACAAGCATCTCTACACCGCGATCACTCGGGCGGCGAAGACGCTCACGGTTCTGATCTAAGGAATACTCAATGATCGTCGTCGGTATCACCGGAAAGCGCGGAAGCGGTAAGACTACCGCCGCCCGTGGGCTTGAGGGCTTCTACGTAAATTCCAACTCACAGGTTCGCTACGCCCACCTGAACTTCGCTGATCCGCTGCGACAAGTCGCAAAGACAGTGTACGGGCTCACCGACGAGGAGATGCTGGATTCCGTCCTAAAGGAACAGCCGCTCGACCGGTATCCCTTCAAGTCGCCTCGCGAAATTCTTCAGTACATCGGGACGGAGATGTTCCGGGCGTACCTCGATGACACGTGGATCGAGGCGTTCCGGCGACGGGCGCTGGAACTTCTCGCAGAGTCCAACTTGTACGGCGACCCTTTCTACTCTGGCGTCGTCTGCTCCGACGTCCGCTTCCCCAACGAAGCCGATGCGATCCGCGAGATGGGCGGGAAGATCATCCGCGTGGTGAACCCCGCCCTCGACCGTCAAGACACAGCGTCTCAGCATCCGTCTGAGACGTCCATCGATCTCATCGTTCCGGATTGGACGATCGAGAACTCAGGCTCGATCGAAGACCTGCAACGCGCGGTCCGCGATCTCGTCTGTGCTCAGTAATTGTAAGTAAAGGATATCTCATGGCTACCGCGTACACCGTCTCGCGCGACGACGGCTCCAAACTGCATTTCTTCCTCGAAGACGTCGTCGCGGTCGAGCGCTCGGACTTCTTCGTCGGCGCTCGGATGATCTCCGGCGACGTCTACCGCGTGGTTGAACCGCCGCTGGCGAAGCGTTCGTTCGTCAATGAAGCTGCGCAGAAGGCGGAAAACGCTCGCTACGTCACCGACCTCAAGGCGTTCCTCGTCGCCGGGGACGAATTCGCCTCCATCTGGGCGAAGGCTCGGGGCGCCTGATGGAGACGGCGTCCGCCTGCTCCGCGAAGGTGATCGCCTCGTCGATCTCCCCCAGCGGCGTCCGTATCGACACGCTGCAACTGCGCTACCCGCGCATGGTTCACGCGGACTTCATGACCCACCGCGTGTTCTCGCGGAACGGCAGTTCGAGTCGCGCGATCCCGAACGCCTCACTCACCGTTCGCGACGCCGATCCGTACGTCCCGATGTTCCGCAAGAACAAGGCAGGAATGCAGCCGGGCGATTTCCTGAGCGAAGCGGAGCAGGCGGAAGCGGCGTCTCTTTGGCTTAACTTGGCGCACTTCACTCGTGAGGTCTGCGCCAAGCTCGCCGCGAAAGACGGTCTGAACATCCACAAACAATGGGTGAACCGGCCGCTGGAATGGTTCGGCTTCATCGACGTCGTCGCGACCTCGACGAATTGGTCGAATTTCGACGCTTTGCGTGACCATCCGGCCGCGCAAGACGAGATTCAAGCCCTTTGTCAGGTGATGAAGGCCGCACGCGCGGCGGTCGAGCCGGTTCGACTCAAAGTCGGCGAGTGGCATCTGCCGTACATCACGGCGGAGGATCGCGAGACGATCCGGGCCGAGCTTCCGCGTTACGACCAGTACGCCCATACGGCGTTGGAGAAGACTGATCCGATCTTCCGTCGAGCCCGAGCGCATGTGGACAATGTCGATCAACTTCTGATCGCGATGTCGGCCGCTCGTACGTGCCGGGTGTCTTACGCCAAGCACGACGGCACGCCACCTTCGCTGGAGAACGACATCGAACGTTTTCTCTCCCTCTCCGGGGAGACCCCGATGCACGCTTCGCCGCTCGAACACCAAGCCACCCCGAACCCCAGCGCGGAATTCTCCCCTTACGAAGGGAATTTTCACGGCTGGCTCCAATTCCGCAAATTCGTTCCCGGTGAATGCCTGTGACCGACCCTACTCCCGTGATCCCCATCAACGAAGACGGCGACGGTGGAGGCGGCGGGCTCGGGCCTGAGTTCGCACTTTCGACGTGGGGCGCCGAGGGCGGCGAGGAGGTGGAGATTCTCGTCCACGTCCCCGACCATCCCTCGGAGCATCATCCCGCCTCGCTCGCGCTGCTCTACGGGCTCGCGATCCTCGTGTTGGATCAGAATGGCACGCTCTCACGCACGATCGACACGCTGACCGAGGACCCGATCTCGGAGGCCGAAGCGTGTCGGCGGATCGACTTCCTGCTCAAGAAAGACGCCAATGACCGAGCAGCCTGAAACGCCGACCGCGAAGCTCGTGCTTGTGCAAGACCTCAACAACACGGGCGGTTTCTGGTTCCAGTTCCGTCTCGCGTCGCAGGACGACGTCTCGAACCCCGAGGGCTTCGTCCTCCCGTTCGTAGACATCCTGACGCTCGCGATCGGCCGTCAACTCGCGACGATGCCGGACACCTTCACCGCCACCATGCGCGAGGTGATGGCGGCGATCGACGCCTTCAACGAGGCGGTCGCGAACGGTGAGCCGCTCGGCGAGGCGGTTGACGCGCTACACACCAAGCTCGGGTTCAAGGTCTACGGTGTCGAAGAAGCGTAACAAAGAGACCAATCCGAGTCTCTCGTACCGTCTCCCGCGCGAGAAGGGCTGTCTGATCGTCCCGATGGGCGACGGGATGACCGTGCTTGAGCGAGCGATGGAGTATCTCGGCTCCCGCGTGAAGGAGACTCGGATGGGTTTCACCCTCGACGGCAAGCCCTGCAACACCGCCGACATCCTGAAGGCGGCGGGGATGAGCTACAAGGACGAATGAAATGCCAAATCTGATCCTGCGCGCGTCCGGACTTGATGACCCCCAAAACGAATTCGCGCTTCAGCTTCGCTACCACGATTCCGTGGGTGAGACTGATTACCTCACACTCAAGCACGTCTCTCGCGAAATCGCCGACGACATCGTCGCCGCCGGAGCGTGTACGTGGCTTTTCGGACGGCCGAGCGTTCTCCAAAAATCTTGACATTTTCCGTCAAAAAGAGTAACTTGGAAGTCTTTCGTGCTTATGTAAGGCCCTGACTTTTCAGGGCTTTTTGTTCGGACTTGCCTCATGCCCGACAGTGCTTTCGCTTGCGTGACAGGCGAGACCGAACTCCTCACCGACGCGGGCTACGCGCCGATCGCCACCCACTACGTACTGAGCGATTCCGTAAAGGTTTGGAATGGCTCGGAATTCGCCGAAAGCACGGTGAAGCAGATCGGGGATGACGAAGAGATCGTCACCGTCTGGTTCGAAGACGGCGGTAAGCTCCACTGCACGCCGCACCTGACGTTCCGCACGATCGACGGCGACGAGGTCTTCGCCGGAGCCGCGCGCCCGGGAACCGTCCTGCAACCCTTCCATCATCCCGTAATCGAGTTAACGACTGATATGTCAGTCGCGGAGAACGTCGCGTACGCCTCCGGCTGGGCGACACTGGCGGGCTTCGAAGACAACAACCGTGCGAGCGTATTCGTCCCGGACAGCGCGGGCGTCGCCGTGGCGAAGCGGCTGCTGTCGCTGTCGGTGGACATGCGGTACGACGCCGACGGGTCCGGCTACCTCGTGCGCTACGAACCGCGCACCCTCCGCGCCGGGACCGCCCCGCTCCGGTGGAGTCTCTCCGCCCGCCTGTCGTGGCTCGGCGGGGTGATCGACGCGGTCGGCGACTGGATCGAGGTGGACGGCGAGTTCTTCCTTTGCTTCGGCGCCCCCGATCCCGATCTGGTTCAGGAGACCCGTCTGCTCGCGCTTGAGTCCGGACTGAGCCCGCGCGTGCGCTTTACCGACACCATGCACGCATTCATGCTCCCGGGACCGGACGCCGCCTCGTTGATTCGGGGCGGTTTCAGTCTTCGTCACCCCTATAAGGGTCGTGACTTTCCCGTCTACTTCCGCACGCAAGTCGCCGACGTCACGCCCGTAGCGTGGCGGGCTCCGGCGTACCGCGTCGAAGGTCCGGCGGTCTACAACGGCTATTTCACCGGAAAATAAATGTTCACGATCTACTCTACCGCTACTTGCAAGTTCTGCAAGTTGGCGAAGGATTTGCTCGACTTCCGTGGCATTCCTTACACCGAAATCCGTATTGATGACGGCTCGCCTGAAGCTCTTCTCGGCATCGAGAAGATGAAGGCTGTCGAATACGCCCAAGTACCTGCGATCTTCACGACCGACACCGATCGATTTATCGGC